CGTTTTTCACGTCTGCGTAATCAATCTCAAACGTCACACGCACATCAGAGTCGTTATCGTCCCATGCGTGCGCAACAAGGAAGAACTCACGGAACTGCTTGTAACGTGTAGCACTGCCAAAGTCGAACGTCTTACTTTCCCACGTACAGAAGATTGGGCGACCATCATCAAGATAATCCTCGCTCCACTCCACCACTTTGCCGTTCTTACGACCCCAAATCAGCTTATCGTAGTAATACAGCGGACTGTAAATATCCACGTAGTCAAACATTGTCCAAGTCATGCGGCGGTAGCTATACACAAGTGTCTTATCGCCAATCGTCACATACAAGTAGTCCTTATCAAAGACGGTCGAAGCATCAAGGACTTCATCGTGCGTTACGTTGATTGGGTCTTTAAAAATGTCCAACTGTTGACTAATGACTCTTGTTGATACGAGCCTTTCGTCCATACGCACCGTTGTAAGTGAATACACATTCCCATCAGAACCAAGAAAGAATAGGTGGTTATGCGCAACACTCATACACTTGTTATTCGCAATACCTGTGTGGCTGTTCACGCGCCTCAACGAGAATAACTCAAACCCAAGTAGCGGGTTACTTGTTTCTCCTGTGATGCGGTAAATGTCGTGTTCTCGACCAACAATCACGTTGTCATCATACACGGTCATGCCGCGAACCTTATCACTGTTTGGCGGAAGCTGAATGGGTAAACCTACTGCAAAGTAGAATGGATTCGTTACGTTCGTGATAAACACGTTGTCGTCGTCTTTTCTGTCTCCCGATACAAACAAGCGACCCTTATGCACTTCAATGAAGCGTGGGTGCTCAGGGAGTAGGTTTGCGCCAAGGTAAGAGTCATCCAACTCATGCTCGCATGGTTCATAATGAACGGTCATCTTATCGTAGTTGTAAACTGTAACACCGCGTTGGTGTACTTTATCAAGCGGAGTGTAGCCTTCCTCTGGATTTGTAACAGTCAGCACTACGTAGTCCTTTGGGTGATTCCCAATAATCTCCACATACGTGCTTGTTACTTCGGTAAACTTGCCATACGCTTGCATTGATTCCCCATCACAGAATAGATACATACCTTGGTAGTTCACAGCATCAATCGTACCTTGCACATCGGCAATCTTCTTCTTGTCTGCGTACACTTCCGCACTTGTCGCTCTGATTAACTGGTCAGACTCAGTGTAGGGCTTGAATAAGTCGAGGTAGCTAATTGGCTCATCAAGAACCATATCATCAATTGGTTTAAAACCTTTGCGCTTCTCCATTACGTCATTGTGGAAGAACTGCATGTTTAACACGAACGAGGACTCTGTGGTTCCGATGATGGTCGATCTGTTGTTCAAACCACCCGAGAAATCCTCAAGGTTAAACTCCAAGCGTTCATTTCTAGGCGGCTTTACATCTTGAACCCACGCCATTCATCACACCCCCTCAACTCTTCCTCTGCGATTAAAGAAATAATTATCTGTTACGTAATCAATTGCGATTGATGTGTCTAGTACATCACCAGTGTGTGGGTCAATGATTTCAACCTCACCGTTTTCGATCTTCTCTTTAAGCTCAGCGAGTTTTAACTCAAACTCATTCATGAAGGTCGTTGCTTCATAGTGCCGCTCATCTTGTGAGTAAAGCCTCGCAACCGAGTAGTTGGCAAGTAAATGCACATACTCACGCGGGATGTACTCAACAATGTCATTCTCGCTAACAAGATAAGGCATGTTGTTTAAAGCGGGAAGTACTTGAATGATTCGGTCAATCGCTTCATTGAGAAACATCGTAATGTCTTCTTTACGAAAGATTGTATCGTTAAAGTCACGAGCGTGCGCACGAACCTTACGAATCAAATTGATGTGATTAACTTGTCATCCACCTTCTTTGTTGTTGCGCGCTTACGTGGTGCGGGCTTCTTCTCCACAGTATTCTTCGTGGTAGCCACTTTGTTGGCTTTGGCATACTCTTTTACAAACGAATCCATCATGTGGCACAGCGCATCAAGACGCATCACCATCGCGTGCATATACTTTTCTTCCACGTTTAGCGGCTCTGGAATGTTGCTCATCGTAACACCTCATATCGTAAATAAAGGGAGGAGCATTTTGTGCCCACTCCCAATATCGTAGTCTATTAAGCTTCTTTACCTGTTGAACCAATAAGTCCACGGAAGTCAGATACTCCGTATGAGTAACGCATGTAGCCGCGGTACTTCGCAACGAAGTCATCGAATGACTCGTCCCACTTGAACTCAGGACGGATTCTCCAGAAGAAGTTCAACTCGTGACGGCTTCCGTCTTGTAGGAACCAGTGAGTATCGCTTCCGCCCGCCGCTTCGCCAAGGTAGTCCAATACGACGATTTCAATTCCGTAGTTGTTCAAGAATTGGTTCGTATCGTTCAATTGCGTTCCTGCAATTTGGCTAGACTTCAACACGCGGATTGCTGTGTCTTCAAGTGCAGGTGGGATGATTAACTTAGTCGCTTTAAACTGAACCAAGTTACCCGCCTCATCAAGGATTTCACGCATTTGCTTGATTGCTTTCTTCAAGTTCTCCTCTGTTAATGCACCAGTAGCCAAGTTCGATACTGTCTTATTAGAGTCAAGCAACGGATGGTCTTCTGCGAATAAAGGCTTGCCGTCGTAGATCGGTGAACCTGCATCGAATCCTTTGATAAGAGGAATCATTGCGTCCTTCTCTACTTTTGCACGCCCTGCACGCGCCATTGCTTTTGGTAACTTTTCCATTTGACGGTACTGGTCATCATCGTACATTTCACGAGTAACCTTAAAACCTTGAGTGAACGCGTCATGGATGTATGTGCGGTCAAGACCCGGACTTAATGTTTCGTACGCCACCGTATCAAACTGAGATGTACGAAGTGTCCAGTCTCCAAACGCACCCATTCCCCAATCGTGCTCTCGTGCTTTAGTAGACGTATTCATGTTGTAAATACGTGAGTATTGCTCAGGAATCTCATCGTATGTCTCAAAGAAGATTTTACGAAGTCCCGGTTCTAGTAACTTACCAAAGTTTTCAACGTTGTCACGGTCGGATGCTGTGTAGTGATGTGTATTTGTTGTATCGTTTGGAACAGTGTTGTGCAACTGTAAGTTCATCTTAAATAGCTTTTTCATACCCATGCCCTCTTTTCTCTTATTTGCGTGCGTTCTTCCACTTGAAGTACTCGAATTTATCCATGCCCATCATAGTAGCTACTTTCAACTCTTGTGCTGAAAGCGTTGGTTCTTTCGTAGTAATCGGAGCAGAGCCGCCGCCTGTTCGAATAATGGTTGATGTGTCTGCTGATGCGTCCTTTTCTAAGTTCAACTCTTTCAGCAACTCATCTCGTAACTGTTGTTTAATTTCATCAATGTTCATTGTAGGTTCGCTCCCACCACCGCCTTTACGCGAAGTCATAATATGATAAGCGGTATCGAGATTGTTGATGCCCTCTTTGCCAGCAATTTGAAGCACTTCCTGTTCATCGAACTGTCCATACTTATCACGCAGGTCACGCAATTCTGATTGAATTAACAAGTCGAAATACTTATTCTCCAATTCCGAGAATTGCGCTTGCGCAGGGTCTAAGTTAGGCATTTGAAATTGCTGACTCAGCTCTTGCGCTACTTGAGGGTTTTGTTGCAACTGCTCGATTAAACGCAGTGCTTCCTCTGCTTGTTGTTCTTTACGTTTGATTTCTTGTGTCTTCTTTGTGTAGTCTGATTGGCGAAGGTAGCCACTTTTTAACTCATCAATCGTGACCTCTTGTCCATCAATTTCGATTGTTGTAGGTTGTGCTTGCTCAAGAGTTTCGCCATCTTGGTTTGGTTTCGCTTCTTCTCCTCCCACTTGCGGCACTGCTGTAATCTCTTCTTGCTCGGGAGCAGGTTGAGCATTTGTGGCAGGTTCAGCTTGCGCATTCGGCTCTCCTCCTTGTGGAGTTGGATTTTGTGCCTCTTTTTCCATTTCAGCTTTCATTGCGCGAAATTCATCAATATTCATTTACTTATCCTCCTTGGAGTTCACGTTGCGGTTGTTCAACATATTGTTGAGTCCAACAAAATGATTGTTCCAGTTATCGTAGTAAATCTGCTAGTTCGGGAAATTGTGATAATAGTAGTTTAAGTTCCTCATCAGATAAACCTTCAAGACCTTCGAGTATGTCCTCGGGTAACTCTCCACCCATTTCACCCTCGCCAAGTCCTTCAATCGGAGACTCCTCACCAAGTGGCATTGCTTCTTCATCAAACATGCCGGTTTCCATCGAAAAGTCCTCTTCCATTGATTCTGATGAGAGCAGTTTTTCCGCATCTGCGTAACCCTCGTTATACGATTGAGTGCGCAGTTTATTGCGTTCTTCTTCTGCTTTTTGTTCTTCTTCAAGCTTACCATGAGACTTCTCAAGTTGTAAAATTTTCTCATTTAACTTCTCAAGTGCGCCCATGAGTTCCTCAACAGCGTTGAATGTTTGTTCATCAGCCTCCACGGATTCTTGTTCAAGAGCCTGTAATTGCTGTGAAGTTTGTTCAGCCACTTGAGTAAGTTCTTCGATTTGTTGCTCCATTGGTGCTTGCACTTCTTCCATACGGCGAAGGATTGCACTCTTGATTTCGCTAGGTAAATATTCCACCACAGCATCTCGGTCAACGATTGCTTGTCCGTCAGGCATGATGGTTTGTGCAAGACGTATCATTAAGTCTAGCATTGCACACCTGTTTACAGGCATTGTAGAGCCTGCAAGGATTCTCACATCATAATCATACTCAAATACTTCTCTTGTAAACTCACGGAAGTCATACTTGCCATTTGGTTGAGACACTCGTATCCAACGGTCGTCCTTCCAAAACTGCTTCATGCGGTAGTACCACATTGTCGCAAGCTCTCCCAAGAAGTCTTCCATCAGCTTTACTTTTAAACGCACACGCGCTTGTCCTGCTTCTTGCAACGCTAGGATGCCTTGGGCAGTGTACACTCCTGTTGCTGAATTTCCCTTTAGCGAGTCAAAGATACCACTGATTTGTTCCATATCTGCCTTGTAACTTTCCACCGCGTTTGGAACGTAGGCTGGCATTGCACGCGGTTGGTCTCTTTTTACCTCACTTCCCGGGTTCTTCCGAATCACAAGTCCCGGTCTACTGGTGATTTTACCGTAGCCAATACCTGCGTTCTTATCAACAATCCATGGCATGTTCGCTGTTGTTTTAGCGTTATCAAGGATTGCGTTGTTCAACTCGTTCATGTACTTCTGCGGGCTTAGAAGTTGTGCTACTTCACCCTCACCCCAAAACTTGCCCGGTACGTCATAGTCTTTAAGCAATAAGAATGGGAAGTTGCCATCTTTATAAGGGTTGCTTCGATCTGACAGTACTACGCCAAGCTCTGGAAATAGCGTAATTACGCGACCGTTAGGATATTTTTGCGCAACATTTCC